GGTGGATTTACAAAAGCGGCTATCGCTGCAAGAGGTTTAAAAATTGCACTTGCAAAATTGGGTATAGGTTTAGTTGTGATTGCTTTAGGTCAACTTGCGGCAAACTTAATGGCTGCGAGAAATGCACAAAAACAATTAAATGACATCATTGAAAAAGGAAGCGTAGCAGATATTAAAGAGCAAATTGAAAAGGCAAATGAAAGTATAGATAAATTTAAAAAAAGAATTGAATTATTTGAAAAAAAAGGTTTTAAAGCATTAGCAAAAGGTGAACTTGAAAATATTGAAGAGGCAAAACAATTAATTACAGAATTAGGAGAAGCGTTAGAAAAAGCACAGGCTAGAGCTTTAACTAAAGAATTTGAAAAAACAAAAAATGCTTTGATAGAAAAAAATAAAGAACTAGAGAAAAGTTTACAAAGAGTAAAAATCGAATCGGAAGAAGAAAAAAAGAAATTTGATTTAGAACAAAGAAAAATAGAACTTATTAAAAAATATGGAGAAGAAAAAGCAGCAGTGATTTTACAGCAAGAAGAAGAAAATAGAAAGCTTCAAGAGGGTGTTGACAAGATAAAAGAGAAACAGGAAGCAACAAAAAAACTTAAAGAGACAATGGCTGCTGTAGGTGAGGAAATCGAATCAAGTATTAAGAATAATCTTAGGGATGCTATAACTGGAGCTAAATCATTTGGTGAAGCAATGACAAATGTATTGAACCGCATTAGAGACAAAATACTTGATGCTCAAATAGACAAGCTTTTAGGTCAATTTGGAGAAAACTTTGGTAAAGGAAAAGATGGAGGAAAAGGGCTTGGAGGATTTCTTGGAGGAATACTTGGAGGATTATTTGCAGATGGTGGAAGGCCACCTGTTGGAAAAGCTTCTATTGTAGGGGAAAGAGGCCCAGAATTATTTGTCCCCTCTACTGCAGGTACAATAATTCCAAATAATAAATTAGGAGGTGGAGACAGTATTACTAATATTGTTAATGTGTCAGTAGATGCCTCTGGTAGCTCAGTTGAAGGTGATGACGCGACATCACAACAGCTTGGTCAAACTATAGCTCTTGTCGTCCAAGAGACACTTGTTAAAGAAAAACGAAACGGAGGTTTATTAGCATAATGGCAACTTTCCCATCAATTAAACCAGCGTACGGAGAAACACAAACACTTGAGCAAGACAATATTGTTGTAAAACTGGGCGATGGATATGAACAAAGATTGGTCAGAGGTTTAGCAGCTAATAAACGCTATCACGTTGTAAGTTTAGTTTTTAACATTACACAAGCTGATGCAAATACAATAAATACTTTTCTCAATGCACGTTTTGATGATCAGGATGCTTTTCAGTACACAATAGGAGGAGAATCATCTGCAAGAAATTTTATTTGCACTCGTAGATCAAGTTCAATTCCTGTAAATGAAAGAGTAACAATGAATTTAACTTTTAAAGAAGTATTTGAACCCTGATGGCAATACCACATTCTGAATTACAAAAAATTAATCCAAATTCAATAATCGAACTTTTTGAACTGGAGCTTGTAGAGGGTTTGCATTATGCGACAGGAAATCCATCTAATGTTCCTACCATTTACAGATTTCATTCTGGAACTAATATTGATAGTTATGCCAATATTGTTTGGCAGTCAAATACTTATGAAAGATTCCCAGTTGTTGCCTCTGGTTATGAATATGCTGGCAAAGGACAAATTCCTCGACCACAAATAATAATGAGTAATCTTGGAGGTATTACAAGATTAGGGTCAGTTATAAGAGTAACAGACTTGCTTGTTTCAGTAAATTTAGTAACTCCACATAATGACTTGTTAGATGCAAAACTTACAAGAAGAACTTTAACTGCTGATGCTTTAGATGCTTCTAATTTTAGTGGTGGCACTAATCCCTTTGGTACACCAAGTTCAAATGAATTTCCAAAAGAAATACATTTTATAGACAGAAAAATACAAGAAAGCAGGGATGCTGTACAGTTTGAGTTAGTTAATAGACTTGATATGCAAAATAAAAGAGTCCCTGCAAGACAAGTAACAAGAAAAGATTTTGAAGGTGTAGGAACTTTTGTAAATTAATGAATGAATATTGTAAAAGACAAGCCATAGCTCATGCTAAAGAAGAGCAACCTAATGAATCTTGTGGTTTATTTTTGAAAACAGAAAAAGGTTTTGAATATTTTAGATGTGAAAATGTTGCTCATGAATTTGAAACAAATACTTTTGTTATAAATCCTTTTGATTATGCCGATGGAGAAGATAAAGGAGAAGTTATTGGAATAGTTCATAGTCATCCAAATAACATTTTGCAATTTTCAGAACCAGATATATCTAGTTGTGATGCGATTCAAGTACCTTTTTATTTAGTTTGCCCAGACTTAGATAAAATGATTGTAATTACACCTAAAGATAATGCTTAAAAAAATAAAAATTTACGGTGTTTTAAGAAAATATACAGGTCAATCTGAATTTATGGCTGATGTAACTTCACCACATCAAGCTTTTAGTTTTTTATTTTGTAACTTCAAGGGTCTTGAGGAGAAGATGGCAAAACAAATGTATTGTGTTCAAGTTGGGGATAAAAAAATAACACAAGATGCAATTCATATGCAGACTGATCAAGATATAAAAATTATTCCGATTGTTCATGGTAGTGGAATTCTTGGATTTATATATGCAGGATTTAAATATGTTGCTAGTAAATTTATTACAAAAAAAGTTATTCAATATGCGATAACTTATGTCGCAACTGAATTAATAGTAAGGGGTGTTAATAATTTACTTTCAAATAATCAGGAGAACCAAAATCAACAATCAAGACAAGATCCACTAGATCCAGCATCTTTAGCATCTAATTATTCATTCACAGGACTGACAAATATTAGCCAAGCTGGTATTCCAGTTAATGTAGCATATGGTGAAATTTTGGTCGGCTCTATAGTGGTATCAAATGGTATTGATACAGTTCAAGTGGAGGGCACAAACTAATGTCTATAAAAGAATTTGATCAGAGTACAACCTTTTCAAACCCTGATTTGCCTAGTGGAGCATTATCTTCAAAGCAATTTAATACAATAGTGGAGCTACTTTCTGAAGGTGAAATAGAGGGGAGTGCAACAGCATCAAAAAATGGCATCACAGATAAAACTTCAACAGCATATATTAATAGTTTTAAAAAAGATATTTTCTTAAATCAAACTCCAATATTACAATCGGCTGCTAGTGTTACAGCACCGAATGATAGTGATTTTAATTTTCAAGATGTTGGTCTTGAGTTCAGAGAAGGCACAGCAAATCAAACTTTTATCTCTGGTATTAAAAATATTGAAACTGAAGTAGGCATTGGAACAGTTGTTACAACAACAAATCCAGTAACACATACTGTTAGTCAGTCAACAATAAATGCGGTAAGAGTAACGATTCAATTTCCCTCTATGCAAGTTTTCAACAATGAGGGTGGTATTGATGGAACAGAGGTAAATTTATTAATTAAAATTATTGAGAATGATGGCACAACTACAACAGCAGTTAATGACACAGTAAAAGGACGATCAACAAATGCTTACAACAGAGATTATTTAATTAATTTAAAATCTGGTACAAGTTTTCCTGTTCAAATAAGAGTTGAAAGAGTAACAGCAGACAGTACAGATTCAAGGACTGTTAATGCTTTTAGATTTTCAAGTGCAACAAATATAATTATGACTCAAAATGCTTATCCAAATACGGCTCATGTCGGTTTGCGTTTTAGTGCAGAGAAATTTCCAAGAATCCCAAATAGACGCTATCGGATAAGAGGAATAAAGGTAAAAATACCAAGCAATGCGACTGTAAATACTACATTTGGAAATCTAACTTATTCTGGAACTTGGGATGGAACATTTAAGGCAAGTAAAGAATGGTGTTCAGATCCAGCTTGGATTTTATATGATTTGCTTATTAATGATCGTTATGGATGCGATATTGAAGAGAGTTCTCTTGATAAATTCACTTTTAAAACAGTTAGTGAATATTGTGGAGGTCTAGTGGATGATGGTTCTGGAACAGGATCAACAGAGCCACGTTTCTCTGTAAATATTTCAATTACTCAGCGAGACGAGGCTTTCAACGTCATCAACGCTTTATGTAGTACCATGAGAGCCATTGCTTTTTATTCGGCTGGCACAATAGCTATAAAACAAGATGCCGAAGGTCAGGCTACAAAATATATTTTTAATAATTCAAATATTACAGAAGATGGTTTTGTTTATAACGGTTCAAGTCTAAAAGCAAGGCATACAGTTATTCATGTTCAATATTTTGACATGACAACACAAGAACTTGATATTGAAACAGTCGAAGCTGACGCAGCAACACAGACAAAGTACGGAGTGCGAACAAAAAACATTAAAGCATTTGCTACAACATCAAGGGGGCAAGCAGCAAGATTGGGGCGATGGTTTCTATTTAATGAGCAAAATTCTGGAGAAACTTGTTCTTTTGCTACTACTTCGGCTGCTGGTGTTTTGGTCAGATGTGGGGATATTATTGAAATTTCAGACAGTTTAAAATCTGGGGTTAGGAGAGGAGGCTTATTATCCTCTGTCACTAGCACTACAGTTGTTGTATTGGACGATGAAGATTCAACAGATATTCCAAGTCTTACTTTAAGTCCAACCTTATCTGTAGTTTTACCAGATGGATCACTTGAGACAAAAACTATAAGCGGTATAAGTGGCAAAACAATAACTGTATCATCTGCATTTTCTACAACACCAAATGTAAATGCACCTTATGTCTTAGAAAATTCAACATTAGAAACAACTACATGGAAGGTTGTTTCAGTAAGTGAAAATGAAGATTTGACTTTTTCTATTACAGCACTTGAACATAATGAGGGTAAATATGCTTTTGTTGAAGATGGTACAGCTTTACCGACAAGAAATATCAGTACTTTAACTCAAGTTTTAAATCCACCAGAAGGGTTACAGTCAACAGAACAAATTGTTTTAATTAATAATAAAGCTGTATCAAAAATATTACTTGATTGGCAAACACAATCAGGGGCAGCAAGGTATGAGCTTCATTACAGAGTTAACAATGGAAGTTTTACAAAAATAGAAACAGTATCAAGTTATGCTGAAATCGTTAATAATGAAGCGGGAAGTTATGAATTTAGATTATTTAGTTTTAATGGTTTAGGAGAACCATCAAGAAACCCAGCAACTTCGACATTCTCTGCTGTAGGTAAGACAGCCCCACCATCTGATATTACAAATTTAACTTATGAACCGATTTCAGATAAGGAAATAAGACTAAGATGGGATGCTGTCACAGATAGTGATGTAAGAGCGGGAGGCAGAATCCATGTCAGGCATTCTCCTAAAACAGATGGAACTGCTAATTTTTCAGATGCAACAGACCTTGTTCTTGCATTGAGTGGAGCATCAACAGAAAAAGTAGTTCCGCTTTTAGAAGGTGAATATATTCTCAAGGCACAAGACGATGGAAACCGCTTCAGTACAGGAGAAACTTCTATTGTTATAGATTTACCAGAAGCACAACCTAAATTATTAATACAGTCAAGAAGAGAAGATCAAGACAGCCCAGCATTTCAAGGATCAAAAACTAATGTAGGTTTTGACGCTGGTTCTAGTTCAATAAGTTTAGCTGGAACAGGTAATTTTGACAGTAGCACAGATATAGATGCAGAAAGCTCTATTGATGATATGGGTGGAGTATCTTCTACTGGAACATATTTATTTAATGAAACTTTAGATTTAGGTGCTGTATTTAGTCTTGATCTAAGAAAAATAATACAAACTGCATCTGTTTATTCAACAGATTTATTTGATTCAATTACAGATTTAGATGCGAGACAAGATTTTGATGGTACTGCCTCTGTTGATACAAATGCTGAAGTTTTTGTTCAAAGTTCTCAAGATGGAACAAATTATTCTGGTTTCCAAAAGTTTGCAAATGGTACATTTAAGGGAAGAACATTTAAGTTTAAATGTGTCTTAACAACACAAGATACAAACCAAGATATAAGAGTTAGTCAGCTTGGATACTTCGCAGAGTTTCAAAGAAGAACAGAACAAAGTACAACAACTATTGCATCTGGGGCTGGGGCGAAAGCGATAACATTTAACAGTCCATTTTTTACTGGCACAAGTGCTTTATTAGGGGCAAATTCAAATCCACCAGCGATAGGAATTACTGCTTTTAATATGGCTTCTGGTGATTTTTTTGAACTTTCAAGTATTACTGGTACTGGTTTTACTGTCCATTTTAAAAATAGTTCTGGAAGTTCTGTAGATCGAAACTTTAACTTTACTGCAATAGGTTTTGGTAAAGGTTGATAATTCAGATACAATAAAAGAAATTACTGTAAATTAAATGTCAAGAGTCGATAATACAGGAGGATCAGGTTTTACCGTTGATAATGGTACTGGTCTTGTAGTAAGAACAAAATTAAATCAGATAATTGCAGCTTTAAGTACAGTTAATCAAGGCTCTGGCGATCCTACAATCGGTGTTGCCGCTTATGTTCCACATATTGATGGAAATACCTTAAAAATTAGAAATTCTGCTAATAATGCTTTTGTAAGTCTAGGTGATGTTAGTGCAACAAACTTTGGTCATGCTGGATTATCGGCTGCTAATACTTTTACTTCAACAAATATATTTCAAGACGATGTAACTTTTGATGGGGCTACTGCTGGAAGAGATATCGTTTTTGATAGGTCAGATAATGCCCTAGAGTTTGCAGATAATGCAAGTTTAGTTTTTGGTGCTGGTTCAGATTTAACCATCACGCATGATGCAACTGACAGCACTATCACAAGTGCAACAAACGATTTAAAAATTACCAGTAATGGTGATGACCTTATTCTTGAGGCTGAAGATGATGTAATCATCAGGGATAATGGTGGTTCTAATATTTTAGCTCAGTTCATTAATGGTGGAGCAAATGAGCTATATCATAATGCAACAAAGAAATTTGAAACGGCTAGTGGAGGCATATCACTTACAGGAGGAGCAGCAGCTAATATTACAGCCCTTTCAGATGGAGCAACAATAACAATAGACATGGCAACAGCCTGCCACCATTCAGTAACGCTCGGTGGTAATAGAACATTTGCAGCACCAAGTAATCAGGTAGTAGGTCAATCAGGTTCAATATTTATTACACAGGATGGAACGGGATCAAGAACGGGATCATTTAATGCTGCGTTTAAATTTGTAGGAGGCACAGCACCAACACTCACAACCACCGCCGCTGCGGTTGATCGGATAGATTATGTAATACTTTCAAGCAATGTTATACATTGTGCAGTTTCATTGGACGTTAAGTAATGGGTTTTTATGATGCAATAAGAATAGGAGCTTCTGGGGCTGCTGATACTACCTATACAGTAGATCGTAGTTTGAGGTTTAATGATAACGATAGTGCTTATCTAAATAGAACACCAAGCAACGGTGGTGATAGAAGAGTCTTTACTTTAAGTTGGTGGATCAAATTAGGTAATTCTGCAAATTCAACATCAACATTTACTATATTTTCAGCACAACGAAGCACTTTAAACCCCTCTTTAGAAATACGATTACAAGAAAATAGACTTGTTATTGTTGGTAATAAAGATGGTAGTAGTAGTAGTTATATGTTTAGCCTTGTAACTGAACAACTTTTTCGAGATCCTTCAGCTTGGTATCATTTTGTTGTTGCTTTTAATACCTCAGATAGTACTGCTTCAAATAGAATAAAAATTTATGTAAATGGTTCTCAGATCACATCTTTTAGTGCAGGAAGTACAGGTTTAACAGCAGACACTTATCCTTCTAGTGGCGATCAGACTTCATGGGGTACTAATGAGGCTGAACAACAAATTGGTAGAAAATTCGGAGGTTCAGCATATTTTGATGGATATTTAGCTGAAATAAATGTTGTTGATGGTTCCCAGTTAGCACCTTCTAGCTTTGGAGAAACAGATTCAACAACAGGCCAATGGATACCCAAAAGATACACAGGAAGTTATGGCAATTCAGATAATGGATATTATTTAAATTTTTCAGATAATTCTGGAACGACTGCAACAACACTTGGCAAAGATTCAAGCGGTAATTCTAATAATTTCACGCCAAATAATTTTTCTGTAAGTGCTGGTGAAGGTAATGATTCTTTGGAAGATACACCCACTAATAATTTTTGTACTTTAAATCCATTAGAAGCTACAACCTGTACTTATTCAAATGGTAATTTAAATTTTTCTTCTCTTGGTAATGGGAAAGGAGCTAGAGGTACATTTTTTGTTTCTTCTGGCAAGTGGTATTTTGAATACACAATATCAAGTGGAACAAATGCACCTAGTTATGCAGGGGTAGGTATTCAAAGAGCATCAGGAACTCTTGCACAAGGTAAAGCTGATGATGGATATTCATTTTTTGGTTTTCCTTGGAAAACTGATGATAATGGAACAACTACTAATTATTGGGCAAACAGTTGGTCCTTTGGCGATGTAATAGGTGTTGCTTTTGACTTAGACAATCGAGATATATATTTATATAAAAACGGAAGTCTTGAAAGCGGAGCAGCAGCTTTTACTAATATTACAGCAGGATCATATGCACCTTTTATTGGCAATGGCACAAGTTCAAATGCTAATCATGCAGGGTTTTTAAACTTTGGTCAAAGAGCTTTTATACATACCCCACCAACAGGATTTAAAGCATTATGTTCAGCAAACTTACCCGACCCAACAATACTGCTACCTAATAAACATTTTGAGACTGTGCTTTATACAGGTACAGATACTTCAGCTAGTAGAACTCTTACTGGCTTAAACTTTAGCCCCGATTGGATATGGCAAAAACGTAGAAATGGAACAAACTGGCACACATTAATAGATCAAGTAAGAGGTGTGGGCAAGACACTATTTTCAAACGATACTTCAGCAGAAGCAACTAATAATCAATATGGTTATGTAAGTGCATTTACTTCAGATGGGTTTACATGGTCGGCTGGAAGCACAAATAATAGTGATGGTAACGAAACAGGTGGTACTTTTGTCTCTTGGTGTTGGGATGCAGGCGATACAGATGGAAAAACCTATACAGTAAAAGTTGTTTCTGATGGTGGTAATAAATATAGATTCGATGATTTTGGAACGTCTGCTGTAACTCTTGATCTTGCTGAAGGTGGTACTTATATTTTTGATGGTGCAGATTCTTCTATGGCTTCACATCCCATAAAATTATCTGAAACAAGTAATGGAACTCATGGCGGAGGATCTTCATACAATACTGGAGTCACTTATTTATTAGATGGAGCGAGCGTAACTGAATCAGCTTATGTATCTGGATATTCTTCAGCCACTACAAGACAACTAAAAATCGTTGTTGCCGCATCAGCACCAACTTTATATTATTACTGTCATTATCACTCTGGAATGGGAGGACAAGCAAATACAAACTCAACT